CAATGCTGTGAACCCAAAATCATTATACTCAATTGCCATACAGTCTCCTTTTTTCTTCTTGAACTTTTTGATAATTTTCACGGTGTGATACCGTTACCTCTGAAAATTCAAGATGTTTGTTTTCTAATATGAATTTAATTATACTGGAAATGTCTTCATATGTCAAGGAGGAAATTTCAGAATGTTCAATGAGACCCAAGTTTAAGGTACATATCCTACACTTCTTTTCCGAGTTGTAGATCATATTATTTGACATATGGTTTAGTGCAGCCTTCTGGGCGGCATATCGATAACCCTTGGAAATATTGGGTTGTGCAGCTCGGGATGATATGTTGATAATAGTTTTTGTATCATCGTCCTTCCACGCATCGTAGAATTCTTCTAATACATTTATTTGATCCCAGTTCAAGTGTGCTTGGTTAATAAACACATCACAATGTTGAGCGTTCATAGGAGCACTAATTCGATTCTGAGTTATTCTAAAAGATTCCCATTCGGCATCAATGGTGTTAATAAGATGTGCTGCTAATTTACTACTACCTGTTATTGCTATTCTCATAATAATTCACTATTAAATCAAAAGACTGTTTCCCGAAAAGAGTACCATCAACACTGCATTTGTTGCATGGAGATTGTGTTCGATCACCAACAATAAGTTTCTTTCTAATCTTGGTCATTGGTTTTGAGAACCATACATCATGCAATGTATCTTGCATCAAGTTGCCAATCACGTGTTCTCTGCCCCAATCATTTGAACAAAACAACACATCCCCATTCCAATCCAGAAACATTTTATAGAATGGATAATGGCAGGGTTTGCCCTTCAGTTTTGTGATATCTGTATCTTCTATACCAACCCAGTCGATAGTTCCACTTCGATTGTTTAAGATGAGTCCATGATCTGCTTGCGACCAATGCATTCTAAATTTATACCTATCTTCAGAAATATCATTCATTACAGAATTAAAATGATCCATCTGTTCTGGACCATCGTATAAGTTAATGTATAATAGATCTAGTCCAGCATCAAATAAGTTTTTGGCATATTCAGAAGTTAACTTATCACCATTAGTGTTACATTCTAATGTGGCCTCTGGAAGTTCATTTCGAAAGGTTCTCACGATACTAACAAAATTTGGATTCAATAAGTTCTCTCCAAATCCAGAGAATGATATTTTTCCGCGGTAGTCAGAAATGTTTTGACAAATGTTTGAAGCACCCTTCCTAGTCATATGTAAATTACGATTCGGGAATACTTCGGGATTGTGTCTAGGACAGAAAACACATGTGCGATTGCACAATTCAGTGGTGTTCACTTCTATAGTTAATATACTATTGAGAGGATTATCACCAGTCTGTCTAGACCAGTGATCCCGTTCTTGCCCTTTTCTGTGCGATAGAAATTGATGCTGGTCAACTTCAGTCAATGGTATATTCATAATATAAAGTTCTTATTATTAGGATCGGTATGCAATGCCCATGGGATAATCCTCCGGGGATATCAATCCATCCAAATCAAACGATGCCAATTCGCCTTTGACCACCTTATCTATCATATCCCTACTAGACTTATGATATTCTAGCCACGTCCTGATTATATAACTATTAAGGTATCGTTCTTGCGATGATTTATATTGATCTGATGGGATAGTTCTACTATCATACACCACATTGTCAGAATGCCATCTCGGCTCAATGTCATTAAAATCTAGCATAATTTGCCAGTTTTTTGCACCCTTAAAACGAAGACCGTCTGCGCGCATGTGGTTATTCCCAATCATTGGAATTTCCATATCACCAAAGATTTCATCATAAAATCTATAACCCATTCCATCATAGCATCTGGTTTTCATTCCCATAGTATTGATTGTTGACCAATCATAATCTGAATGATCGATTTCAAGTAAATCATATAGAACTGAAGCTTGGAATTGAACATCAAATACGGTGGAATAATTTACAAGATGCTTCAATCTGTGTGTCTTATAATTATCAACAAAGCAACTAGTTGAATCTAATATTTCTGCATGAGATGGCCAACCCAGTGATGTAGGATCAGGCAAAGATATTTTATATCTATCATCAAAACCCCCCCTCAAGTTTTGATGTACGACAAGTTCCGGAATGGTTGAAGGATCGGTAGACCTAAAAAATTCGTGCACTTCCTCACCAGTGTTACACCCATAACTCGTTGCGATATTCAACAAACCTCGCATGGCGTCTGGTGAATCCATATATGGTTCAGTACCATCGGAAACGATATTAAACGGAGCATTATGGGAAATCGATTCACGGCCATTATTAAAAGTGTTATTAAAAATTGCACCAACATCTGATTCGGAATATCCTGAAGCTAACAACCTTCTGGCATCTGATACTGGGCCCATGGTTGCAGCAGAATTATTCATTACAATTACTCGTTTACCTGTGCCATGTTCACGAACAAATGTTTCGTTGGTTAAGTTTGCTGGAATTTGCGACAGAGTGGAATCCGCCTGGCCACGTAATCTATAAGACATCCGGCCGAATGCATAATCACCAATGTTTGAAACAATATCGGGTTTCTGATATAGACCTGCTGGAAACCCCGCAGTCTTATGATCACTCTTGTTATAAACATGTAATTGAAATGCCGCCTGCGCAGGGGCTACGATAATTATATCCGCATCGTTTACAGCTGCAACCATTGCATCGTGAATATCTTCCCAGCTGAGCACGGTCCCATACATGTGCTCATAAAAGGCATCGAAAAAACTACCTGCATCTCTTACAGAAACACCCATTGCGGCACCTATGGTATTGGCGGCCCCCGACAATCCATAATTAGTACACCTTAACCACTCATAATCATGATTGGTTTTTTCATGGATGAATTGTGCCATGACCACCCCAGCACATGGTCCAATATACATTATTTTTTGTGTCATTTATATTTTTCCCCAAATATGGCGATCGAATCTATTATTTAGTTCTCGTTGATACTGGAAATCAATTTGTGTAGGTATGTTATGATAGTCAAAATAAGATTTAGGTATGGATATCATAATATCGTCGATATTAGAATCAACACTAGACTTTGGATCAGATAGATGTTTTTTAAACCAAGTATTAGATATCATTTTATTGTGATATGGCAACTCTAAAGATGATACATAAAAGATTCCACTATCGACATATAGATAACACAAGTCTACTGTATCTAAAGAAATTTTACGGGCATAGTGAAGTGGCACTATTAAGAACATAAATCTAGACAATACTTCATCGTCGAGATATTCTTCGTAGTCGACACTTATATCAGACAAACTTAATTCTACACAGTTTGCCAATAGACTATCGGGCAATAACTGGGGGAATAATCTCATTTGGTGTTTAGCAATTTCTCAACAAACTGTTCTGCAATTACAATAAAATCATCAATCATTTTTGCTTTAGGTACATATCCAAGAGGTGCTGGGAATCCCAATATAGAGTATTGCTCTTCGATCTGACTCTTTGTCATAGATTCCAATTCTGACTTGCTTGGGATAATAAATTGATCGACATCATCAGGAACATCTACAACTTCCCTAATAGGCAACACAGATTTAGAAACAATTGGTTTACTGGTTTTAATGGATTTCGGCCCTGTCAATTCAGAGAGTCTAGATTTCAGAGATTGTATCTCGGTTTCTAATTCTTTCTTAGATGATCTTTCTGTGGCCAGTTGATCGTCTCTGAATTTTGCACGATTGGCAACCTCAACATCTTGGGCTTCTTCTAATTCTTTAGATAAAATTTGCAAGGTCTTTTCTGCAGCCGTAAAACTTTGGTTATAATTCTCCAAACCAGATTTTAATTCCTTAGCAACTTTTGCAATTGACTCCAACTCATCGATGGCAAACAACCCAGACTTCACCGCACGTTCAACAATCAAAACTGAAACCTGTGCAGTACTTGGAGCAACTGGAATAGTGTATTCTTGAATTCGGGATTGGCACCTTTTTATTTCTTCAGTAATCTCTACAATTGTTCGAATTGGTTTTTCCATAATATACTCCTATAACCCCAAGTCAGGGAATGCTTTCTTCACAATCGTTTTAGTGATATTCTTAAAGGGCCATCGACCGTCCTTAACAAGATCCATCATTTTTGCTTCCATCTGTGGAATGTTTTCCAACATTTCAATCCACAGATGTTCACGTTTTGTTTGTTTGACTTGTTCGGTTACAAAATACTTGAATTGCTTAAATTCAAATCTCAGTGAGGTTGGGGCCAAATCAGATTCGGGTGAATCATCTTTTTTGTATGGAGTCTCTCCCGTGGGCAACGTTGATTTGATATTATCATCAAATGCCCAACGCAGAATTGATTTTATTGCACCATTGGTGTCACTATAATATTTTAGACCGTTAACAGCAAAGTCAGCATTTTCTGCAGCTACAAGATCTGCTTGGCAAAAAATTTCATAACAATCTGCATCCTTAAACAACTTGCGCCGTTCTGTGACCAGTTCAAGGATTGGTTTATTAGGTGCACCTTTGGGGCGTCCCTTACCTCGTTTTACTTCTGTATCTGTCATAATGAAAAGTCTCCAATATTGTCCATTAAATCATTCAATCGATTCACTCTTAGGTAGTTGAATATTTTACCAGAAGGGGGGATAGATAAACTAAACTGATTCATGATATCGTTCTCTAACGCCTCAGGTATATATTCAAGATCAATTAAAACTTGATTTCTCCTAAAGTTACGATAGTATTTATCGTCCTGTAATATACCATTTTTTGTATATTGTTCCACTAGTGTTTTCTTTAATGGTTTTTGTCTTTGACCCTGAACGATACACTCATCGTCAGACAAGATATTTGGAATACCGTCTGATTTATCACCCCGTAATATATGCTCGAATAAAAATTGTTTTGGGTCGGATGGTTTTACAAACTTCTGTAAGTTTGGGGACCACTGCCTAACTGATGGGTATTTTTGTAGTTGCTGGAAATCTTTGTCACCACTGATAATAAGTACCTTATCAGTACTCTGAAATTTCTTTGTTAACACAGCAATGATATCATCAGCCTCAGCCTTCTCAACTTGCATAAAATGATACGGTAGATTTTCTGAAATCTCCAATTTAATTTTATCCAATGTTTTGAAAATAGCACCCCAGTCTCGACCATCAGCTTCACGAGTCTTTTTTCTATTTGCTTTGTATGCAGGAAATACTAATTTTCTCCAATTTTGTTTGGAGTCACAGCACAACGTTATCTTACCATATTCTGCCGAATATTTTTTTTGATATGCACGTATAGAATTAAGTACCATGTGTCTAAGCATGTCTTCACTTAAATCACCCTTGGTAATTTTTAATTGCATCATTAGACCAGAAATGATCGTTTGGGAAAAATCTAAAAGTATCATAATATATCTCGATTGATATGTTTAGCGTGGATGCGGCAATTTATAATTTGATTATAAAAATCATCTCGTAAAAGTACCTCGTTATCGAATTGCATCTTTGCCTCCCAATAACTACATTCACCCTTAGTAGAACATAATTTTAACACAGTTCGGACAAAAAGTCTAGGGTCTATTTTTGCTTTCTCCATAATTAATTTATTAGAACTATGGTAGGTTCTCCAATCGGATTGTACCACAGTTCTTTTTCTACGTTTTCGAGTTTTTGTTATGGGCAGTATCTTGGGTTTCCAAAAAAGTTTTTTACCGATATACTTCATACCAGTATCAACTTCTTCAATTTGATATACAAACCCAATCACAGATTCCAGCTCGGATTCATCAGGATCAAAAGGTTTTCCATTATATATCCAAGTCATGTTGAGAAACTGTTTGGATCCTTTGATTTAATGAATTGATGCAGATGGTCTTCATCCACATCTTGGTCCGCGGGAATATATAAATGATTTATTTCAGATCTATTACATACGTCAATAGCATCGTATATGCTTTCAACCATTGCTTCACCACCAAGATTAAAAGACGTATTGAATAACACAGGCACCTCAGTCAATTTAAAGAACTCTTCAATCAACTCATAGTAGTTTGGATTAAAATCACGATCAAGTGTTTGGGCCCTGCATGTACCATCAAAGTTAACAATTCCTGGTATCTTTTCCCATGCAATATCTTTGACCTTAAGTGCATAACTCATGTAGGGGGAGTCTTTCAATTGCAACATTTCAAAATATGTTTTGGCATATTCAATAAGAATGGTTCCAGCAAACGGTCTCCATTGCTCTCTACCTTTCGCGTTATTAACGATCGATTGCGCATGCTCGTTTCTCGGATCAAACAAAATTGATCGATTACCAAGAGCCCTCGGGCCAATCTCCGACTCACCTTGCCAGATGGCAACGATCTGTGCTTCTTCGGCAATCAAACGTGCAACCTCTACTGGGTCTCGATGTATACGAGTATACAGTGTACTATGCCCAAGATCCTCCGGATCCATTTCACCCATTTCAATTTCACCCATTTCAATCTCAGACATTTGTACCACCCTTTCTTGTTTTTCTATTAGACATTAGTGCAACTCCAATAGATGTACCAGAATCATTAGCAACAGGATCTACAAAAAATTGATGGTCCGGATATGTTTCAAGAAATCTATAATTATTCACACAATTTAAAGAATACCCACCACTCAATACAATATTTTTACATGTCGGGTTTAACTCGATTGCTTTATCGATAATACCACAGGAATGTATAAAGGTGTCTTCTTGCAACTGAGCAGATAAATCCTGATAGGACTCAGCGGGACGATCTATAGATCCGTATGCTGCAAAACCCATAACACTACCTGCTGCTCGGCCTTCATTATCAAACCCTAAAAGAGCACTGAACAGACTGAATCTTTGGCCACTAGACATTCTACTATCAAAGACATATTGAACACCATCGATTTCGATTTCTAGTTGAGATGCAAAGTCAAGTCCACCAGCATGCCCATCAACAAATGGAAGCATAAGTCCACTAACAGTTCGTTGATTACTTAAATGCTGCCATTGTAAGTCGGGATCCTCATCGGGTGTTAACCGATATATGCTTTCCTGTTCCATGAAATCAGGATACCCTTTATCGTGAAGGGATTTAGATCCACCACCATCCCAAACAATTGCCACTGCATCTTCACCAGATTTTTTAAATGGTGAAAAATAATATCCGGTTTCTGCATGGTGGATATGGTGCCTACCATAATCAAAGTCTATATTGACATGTGGTACACTGGTGTTCGGTGGGAGACTATTAACAATTTGATCCCACTCATACGAGTCTGTTTTAGGATCTTGCCATCCATTTTCTTTTGGTAGAGTAATGTTTTTGGGATACAATGAACGAAGATTCGTAATCTGTTTCATGCTCAACACATCTTCTTTAAGAATCTCCAAAAACTGTCTAGATTCTTTTACAGTTTCAAAGTTATTGGTTATTAAAATACCTCCCTCACTCTCTGTATCCTGACTTAAAAATTGTCTTTTATCAAAAGAGCAAAACGCGACACTTTCAACAAATTCAAGTTTATCTGTATTCCTACGCAAAGCCTCTGAAACAAATTGTATATGATTACCGAATTGGGAAGACCCATACATGAAATATTTATTTCGTTGAAAACGAGACTCATCCCAATAATGAATTAGAACTCCGTCTTCAACAATAGCAAGCGAAGGATCGTGCGAGGTGGTTATTCCCAATGTTTTCATAATTTCTCTATTGTATATTAACTGTTATCTATATTTAGACGGCAAATAATTAAAGTTCAATCGTTACCAAATTCCCTATCCAATTGTGCTTCGGTGATCATTCCTCGTTCTAAGAATGCTTCTACAGTAGTTGTGCTACCGTGTGCACGACCCGATCGCCAAGAAAAATATGCGCAAGCTGCAACAAAGAGTGCATGTACTACAATTAATTCTAGAGTCATTCGAACCTCTTATATGGATATAGTATATTTAGTAAACCATTTTGGCATGTTGCGTTTGGTCCACTTCATGTCGAATTTAGTTTGCTTCGTCTGGTAATACAAACGATATGATTTAACTGGATCACTATGATCTATGCATTCTGGATTACTTCCCATTGCTAATTTAAAATTAGTAATGCCAGATTTGACTATTGACTTTGGAAGTGTTGCAAGGATAGTTCGCAACTTAGTGTCGCACAGATGAGTCTTACCATAACGATGAGTGTACTCATCACACAATGCAACAAAGTGATCATACAACCACTGATAGTTTTTGCTGGATTCCATTGTCCACAGTGTACACGGATGACCTTTGTGTGCAATTTTATATAAGACACTTGGAGCAATACAGTTATCACCATCAAGTAATCGGTGAGCCGTACTTAACATTTGCGACGACTCTAAAACCATTTTTACGACATGTTTATCACATTGATCTTTTGCTGCTTTAACAGGATCGTTATCCAATACAAATATATTAATATGCCTTCTCCATCGGTGGGTTTTTCTTTACTTCTTTTTTACGATCAATCATAATCGTGGATCGATTATACTTGTGTGCATACTTTGCAACGGGATTATTTTTTAATTTAATCTTCATACTCGTGTGCTCGTCTATGCTTCCTAAAATGATCTGAGTTTTTACTAACGTTATCCCATTCTGTAGGTGTAACATCGTTCAATCTCATATGATGACCTGGTGCTATTTTAGAATCGTATTCTGGATAACCATCTTCATGCTGATTCGGATTAAACTCTTTCTTATGTTCTTGGTCGTGAACGTCTAGTTGAATCAATGCATAGTGCAGTATCTTCATGATGTCTTTTCTATGGTCTTCGGGGGTACCTTTATTACCATAACGTTTTGCGTACTTAATTACATTGCCCAAGCAAAAGCCAGTACCATGCCCACTATCAATAATGATGTCCGTGGCTTGATATTTATCAGTTGCGTAGTGTTGTCCATACGTTTTGTCCACATACTCAATCAACTCCTGCACTAAGTTATCTTCATTAAACTTATATTTTACCATACTAAATTTGTCCTGTCAATTTATTTATTACCAATTATGAACCACGTTAGACATGATAAAAAAACATGTCATAAAATTTACCCCGACAATTATGGTTCTCACTATTGTAATGTACTTGTCGTAGGGTTCTGTTTTGTCATCAGAATAACCGCCCAAGGAATACTGCCATATCTTCCAGAGTTTTCGCACTAGTGCCACCGATAAAACTTGTGCTGTCCAATCCTACCAACGGGGACCATGCCTCTGTCGTTGATCCAATTAGGTGTTACGTATGTCGCGTGATAATGTGTAGCACCTTCTGTAATGCCTCTCCAACCGCCTCGTAGTGCCATCTCCGCAACGATCTCAGCATCCTCGTATGAATCTGTCTCCATAGGTTCATCACTCAACCCATCACAGAACCACGAGAAGTGGCACATACCACGAACCGGAACCTCATTACCTTTCCAGTTGGTTCGCATCACTGACTGGTTGACAACCTCACAGATGGTGTTAGGGAACAGGTTACTGTCAACTCTGTTCATTACTACATCAGCAACAGCAATGCGCCCAGCAAAGTTATCACTCCGAGACTCGTGATAAACATTAAGAGCGAGACATTCCAGTTCTTGGACTCTTGCAGTTTCTTCTGCATCTCCTGATCCTCTTGGTACAAAGACTGGTTCTTCTTCAAGTGTTTGAGGTGCCGGTTCAATTGCCGTTGTTTCTTCAATCGGTTTGGGGTTCTCATACACCTCTTCTCCATTGTCGGACAGGTACCCAATAAGAGCACCCACAAATAGTATTGCAATAACAATCTTAGTTAAACGACCACCACCTCTTCCAAGCAACATATCAACTCGTCTTTGCAATGACATGAAAACACCTCTATGGGATTAATATATTATTATACTATATGTGATGCAACTCGTCAAGTCTTATTTATTAATGTATTGTAAACTCGTATGTCGTTCGATAAGTATTGTGCCAATAGATCCCTATCATACGTCCTTCTCTCCGGATCCTTCAGAACATTTACAAATTTAATTTTAAAGTCCACCCCCAACAACGACCCCCACTCAGATATCTTAGAGTTCATCAACTTATAATCATGATAATGCATCCGTTCACTTTGAATGGGTGTGTATTCCATCATCAACTCGTCCCACGGTACACACACTTCGGCGGGGTCGGGTATACTCTCATAGGGCAGGAACATACACTGCGGCAGAAGGTGCGGATCTGAACAGGTTCTTATAGTCTGTTCGGTAATATCATTCGGCAATTTGCTAACCATCCCGTACTTTGGGAGGTTAACGAAACTCAACCCTGATATAATTCTATCTATCGGTTCTCTGAGAAACATGTGAATGTGCACTGAGTCATCATCCCATGCTGGGTGAGTGTAATCCATTGCAACAAACCCGCCTGGACCGTGCAACATAGTTGTTTGTGATAAAGACGCACACTTGGGTATACCATAAGTGATCACACCCAATTTCTCGCAATATAATGGGCGTGCATCCCATATGGCTGCGAGTTCACCGGGCAACCATCCTGCGGTTAAAGTTTTTTCTATATGGTCTCGGAATGGCCAGTATATCATTTTTAGTATTCCTCAGATTTTTTACCCGAAAATTTTTTTAGTATGCACTTTTGGATTTTTACTTAGATACTATTAGAAAGAATTTCTAATTGTACTCGGTTACTCCGAGGAATAAGTGTGAGGGGCCTAGGCACTCCGAATATATCCATAGGAGTCCCAAAACACTGTTTTTGCTTCAGAGTTTGACCCCCCTCGATTAATTGAACCATCAGAGTCATAGCAGTAAGTAGCAGTTTTCGTCTCTGAGTTCAACCTCTATTATACTCTAATACGTATCACATGTCAAGCCCTCATTCGATTCTCATTGCATCCCATCTTACCCTATCATAGTAGGCTCTGAGACGTCTCCCATATGCCTGTAATGTATATTGGAGCTGTCTTTAAGCGACTACAAAGATATTATACGCGGTTTTTCAATACATGTCAAGCCCTTTTTCATAAATAATTGCATGAGTAGAAGAATGAATCATATTAGTAGGCCTCGGCCCAATGGTGGTAGGAACGTTGTTGCTTTCCATAAGTCCGAGTTACCTGCTGCTGCACACAACAGAAGACCTAAGTTCCTTGGGTTGGATGATATGCACCCATCACAACAAGCTCAAGCACGTAATGCAGAAATATACTGTATCTATGATGACAATGAACGTTGTATATACGCACCAACAGGGAATGTAGCACTTGCTTTTGATGCATTTCATGTTATAATAGGGCAGGAAGATCTATAATCCCTAAAAACACCTGTTTTTTAATCGATTGTGGGGATCTATCCCACTCACATCGGAGATTCTTATGCCTATGTGGGGATCTCTGACCATTTCTTATAGCCAAACGTTCTAAAAAACTTCAAATAAGTGTTGACATTACCCTCAATACCTGTCATAATACTCTTGTATTGAATGATTGGAGAGAGAAAGATGAAAGAAATGTTGTTTATTGCCGGAACGATCGTTGTTATTCCCCCTGTAGTGTTTGCAATTGCAGTCACTATCATCATGATCATTGCTTAGGAGTATACTATGGAATTATATACCGTTGTTGATATGAAAACCGGTGAATTCATCTTCGAGGACACCAAGGAAAACATCGAATCGTACTTTGCACTGCTTGCAAGGGTGGGTATTAAGCATCCTTATGAGTACTTTGTCGGTGATACTGCATTCGCTGAGGTAGCATAATGAAAATGTCTAGGGTATCCTTCGAAAATTTTGATGTTAAACCTTCTGAGATCAACAGATTCATTGACTATATGACTCAGATGTATGGCCCCAGTGGTCCTCGCAGTGACGAGATGGTCTTCACTGAAGGTGATATCCGTATGGGGTTGTATCAACGGTTGATGTATAGAACTGAGCTAGAGTTCGTCGGCGATTTGAATGATATGGACATTGTTAGGGATTTTATCCTTGACGCATGGGCAATGAGAGCACGGAGAGGGGTTTTGTAATATGAACGGTGGGCATCGAGTACATCTGATGAAGGATTTTGTGGAGTCTGTGGAGCATGCACTGAGTGTAGAAGGCTTACCACACACCAGTGATGAGGTGAAGAGAGCAATCACAGTGCGATTTCGCGATGAATCTAGAGATTTTTGTGCCGATAGTGTTGACATTGCAATGGTTTGTGATATAATACGTAGTATGCATTAGAGGAAGGTGCCTCTGAGTGCCTCTGAGGTCTTCTCAGGGGTTTTCGGTCACGAGTAATACCTTGGGTACACTCTTG